CACCTGAACCGCCGCCTGAGCCGCCACCGCCACCGGCTGCACCTCCAGAAGACCCTCCATAAGAGTAGCCTCCGACTGTTCCATTAATTTTTGTATCTTTTAATCCGTAGTTTATTGTTACTCCAGGTACTATTAGTTCGCCATAAAGTACAGGAACTGGACTACCCATTTTTACGTTTTCTTGTGCGTTACCAAATAAGTAACTATCTGGAGAGTTTCCAGGTGTTTGTGGTGTTAGATAATCTGTTAGACCCTTTAGTGCTAACATACCTCCAACTGAAGCTATAGCAAGCATTGCTGTAAGCCCTGCTCCTGTTTCTATTGCTAATGCCCAAGTATATCCTGAAGTACTTGTTAAAAATCCTAAAATTTGAGGTGCAAATATAATTAAAGCTATACCAATAATTATTTTAACTACGTCACCTAATCCCGCACCTGCAGGGACTGGAGTAATATATACTGTATCTTTTATTACAGGAAGAAACATATCTGCTATGTCATCTTCTGTCTCTACAAGTAATTGGTCTCCGTGAACTATCTCTAGTCCTACATTATCTTGTTCTACTAAATCTTTTAAATATTCGGCAAATCCGTCTGTTTGGGCTTCTATAAGTTTAAGAATATCTCGCATGTTGTTATCCGCAGATACCCAATCTGTTCCAAACTTCTCTCCCATTTCTCCCATTAATTTAACTTTCACCATAAATACAAACCTCCTTTTCTGGGTATGATACAATCATGTATGGAATACCGATTGCCTTACAAGACTTTTTATCTTGGTCACTTGGATTACATTTTGAGTCATAGTGACTATGGACTACATATTTTATTTTTGAAATGAGTTGATACTTTACAAAAGTCTTTGGGTCAATTTTAAACTCATTTAATTTATTCTCCGCAAAATTTTTACATTCTATAAATTCTTCATTTCCATCTCTTTCAATAACTAAACCACACATTTCTTCAGGTGCTGCTTTTTCCGCTGCTTTATAAATAAAATCTAACATTAATCAAACCTCTTACTTCCTGGAAATGCTCCAAAAGGTAAAGTTGCAGTATTAAGTTCATCTGCTTTTGGGTTTGAACTAGCACTTGAAAGATCACTAGGAGATGCATTGAATCTACGACTACAAGAACTTAATCTCTTTCCACAAATATCTCCTTTTTTCCAATAAGCACCAAAGCCTGGAGTATTTCCTGTATTAGTAGTTTTTGCCTGCCACAAACTATATCCTGTAGCTTCCCATGCTGTATTTGCACTTACATAAGTCCAATCCATAGCATAAAAAGATGCAGTAGCTCCATTACTAGGAGTACTAGGGAATCCGAGAGTGGTAGGAGGATTTACTATTTCTGTTTTTCTGACATAGTTATTATATCTATCATCTGTATAAGCATAGTAAGTTGTACTGGCATTATAGTCATCATAGACTGCTGCTCTTACAAAGTTGGAATTATTTTCTGAAGGAGTCCCTTTTGAAGCTTTAGTCCCTGAACTTCTTGCTTGCCAATAACTTGGTTGCGTTACTGATGTATAGCTTCCATCTGCATTCATGCGCACAACTGTTTGATTATAAGAGTATAAAGTATTTATAGTTACGTTCCCAGTTAGAGAATCCCAACTAACTACGCCACTATTAGGTAAAATGTAATGATCATCTTGATTAACATAAAGTGCAAACTTAGTTGCAGAACCTTTTCTATACTCTCCATGAGTATGCCAACTACATCCACCTATTTTTTGACTTTCTTTTCTAGTAGGACTTGCACCTTGATATTCCCATGCACATCCGTTTCCTACAATAGTTCTTTTTGGAACCATTACTCCGTCTAAATCAAAAGGTGCATTAAGTTCAAACTCTACACTCATGGCGTCTTCACTAGATACTTTATCTATAATCCATACTTCTCTTGAAAATTCTACTGGTGTATTACCTGACTCAGTATCGGCACTGCCATCTTTTAAATACTTATCCATAGTAGTTCTTCTAACTATTTTTTGACCTAATAAACTATGAAAATCACTTCCTATTGCTTTTTTAAAACTTACTTCTGGGTTTGTACTGTCTGTAGATGTAGATACATTTAATTTAGGTCTTGCAATAGCACCCGCTTGATTTTTCTCAAATCCATCTGCATGAATTGGTAAAGTATAGTATGTATTTAACTGTGAGTTATCATCATAGTCATACATTTGTATAGGACTATTATTTGCATGATTATAAGAACTAAATCGTACAATACTGCCATCTGCTTTCTCTATTTCATACATATGTACAAGAGTGCCGGGAGTTAATGTTGTAAGTGCTGCTATTAAACTCATTATTCGTAAACTCTCACTAATTTTAATTTTAAATCGTAATAATCATCATACGCCCAAGACTGACCCCAGTCAGAGCATAAAACTTTAACTGTAGTCTCACTACCATCTTCTGAATATGTAAAGTTAAAAGAATCTATTCCGCCTTTTGTTTCTAAAAAGTTTGTTATCTGGTCTATATCTTCTTTTGTTCTATTTGCAAAACTTAGAGAAAAATTTTGGTCTAATCTATTAATACCGTTCCCAACTCTCTGCATATACCCATCGCCAAATTGCGCTATATGAACTCTTGTTGTATTTTGTCTAGTGAATCCTTTATCAGGTACTGCTTGTCCGAGGCTTCCGCCCACGCTAAATCCTATTGCCATTAGTAGTTACTTAACAGGCCTCCTGTCCTCTGCTGTTTAACAATCTCTTGTTGTACAGCCGCTGCGATACTGCTTCCAAATGCTTTTGCCTTTTCGCCTTCCATTTTAACATCTGTTCCACCGTCGCTCATATTTATAGTAACAGCAACATTATTAGTACCGCCACCACCACTTAACATTTTTACTGGTATTTCTTTATCATTTCCTAAAGGTACGACTGCTTCTGTTCCATGTAGTGTTGCAGGATATCCACCTTCTGGTCCATCTGCTATTCCACCACTTCTATATGAACGATAGCCTCCATTACCACCTTTTTGCATAATTCCGCCTTGTCTTGCATCAGTTCCTCCTAAGAGACCTGATAGAGCTGCTCCTGCACCTGGATTTACCATTCCTACCATTGCCATTAACATATTTAAGATAAGCTGTTTAATTATCATTTTTGTAATATCTGCTACAATAGAGATTGCCATATCTCCAAAAGCTTGTTTTAATGTTTTTGTACCTTTTGCAACATCAACTAATGCGCCTGCCATATCATTAGCAAGACCTTCTGTTAATCTTTTTGAAATGCCTTCTTGTAATTTTAACATTGCATTTACTTTTTCTATTTCTAATGCTTGTGCTGCATAGGCTTCTGTCTGTTTTCTAATCACATCTTCTTTAAATCTAGCTGCGTCTCCTTCAGAAACTCCTGCACCTAATGCTTCTTGTTCTGCTAACGCTCCTTTTGCTGTTATATCGTCTCTTTTACCTAGTACGAAGTCTCTTTGTTTATTAAAGAAAGAGTTTCCAAAACTTCCTAACTCTAGTCTTGATTGTGAATTGTCTATTCCTTCTTGACTTCTACCTAAAGCTGTCATAATTAATTCTTTTTGTATATCTAGTTCCTTTTGTGCAAGGTCTACTTTTTCTTGTGCAATATCTCTTTGTCTTATTAAATCATCAAGTACTAATCCGTTTTGTTTTGCATAAGTTTGGTTTGCGATTAATTTTGCTGCATCTAACTCATTAGTATTTGTTGCGAGAGTATTTGCTTTTTGTGCAAGTTTAATTCTTGTTTCTTCGCCTACTTTTTCTTCTCTATTTAGTAGTATACTTGCATCTAAAGAATCCAGTTTTAATTTAAGATTACTTTTTCTTATTCTTTCTTCTTCATCTATATTTTCTACTATTTTTTTGTCTATCTCTAACAATACGTCTGCGTTTCCTATGTCTTTACCAATTTGCACTGCGTCAGCTGTTTGATCTGTACCCATTTGCGTGGTAGTATTATCAAATTTTTCTAACATAGCTGGGTTATTTAACTGTTCCCCTGCCATTCTCGCTAGTACATCTTGTACCGCTTTTTTTGTATCTTCTCTTTTATAGTTTTCCCCTTCCAGAAGGTTCTGGAAGTAAGCTTTTACTTCGTCTTCGTTTCTAAGAGAAGTTCCTAGTGCGGCATTAATTCCATCTAAACCTAATTGAGTACCTGATGCGTTAATAAGGTCTTTTACTTGACTGTCAAGATTCAGCTGAAAATTCATATTGTCATTTGTTTTAAATGCATTAAGAGTCGTTAAATTAGACTCTGCACCCTGTGCATACTTTTTAAATATACCTCTTTGTGCGATTGGAATTGACATTTCTGAATTTGCTTTTTCACGAGCTGCAAATGCTCCTGTTCCCATAGAACCATCTGTAGGATCTGTAATAGTCTGTATTGATTTTTGTAAAGCGGTAAACTTACTTGTAGGAGTTCCTGATATTAACCCTTGCAGAGCTTTAGAAACTGATTGTAATTGTTCTGGCATTTGATCTAAAGCCATACCTATTGCCATAAAACTATCTGCGACTGTTAATAAGGGTTTTGCCATATCTTTATCAATTAATGTACCATCAAACATACCCATAAGTGGTTTCATTTCTGGTACAATTGCAGATAATGCCATTGCAGTTTTTCTATATCCGTCTACTACTGATTTATCTGCTCCACCTCTTATTGCCTCATTATATTTTCCTATTAAATTTGCTATATCAGTACTTTTTAAAGCATTTGCTACTTGTGTTACTGACTCTATAGAAGTAGTTAATAATCCTAAATCAGAAACCGCTTTCATTCTAACTAATTCATCAGTTAATGTCGTCAAAAGCTTTGTTGTTTCTTCCATTTCTTCTTCAAATTTTGTTAAACCTTCATCTGTTTTTTTAAAAAATTGTCTAAAAGCATCGATTGCAATAAATATTAAACTTATCCAACCAAAAGCACCCATTAATTTTGACATAGCTTTAGTAGCAAAAGAAGCTCCTCTTGCTATAGTAGCAAACAGACTATTAAACCCAGCTTTTGATTTTTGTACATAAACATTAGTTGCTATGCCTAGTTGTTTATATTCTAACTTGGCTTTGGTCATACTACCTTTTAGTCCTAATTCTTGGTGTTTAATATATCTGTCAAATTTTGCTCTTTCTTGTGCATTAAAATTATTTAACATATGACCTTTTTGTTTTAAATGTCTTTTTAGTACTCCAAGTTCTTTTGCATTTAATTTTTTACCTGCTGCTGCTTTTTTCATAGTAGCACTTTGTCCAGCCATATCCATACCTGATAACATGCCTTGTATACCGCCTCTACCACTATCCTGAAATTGTTGCATACCTTCTGCACTTAATGAACCACCGGATTTAAGATTACCAATTAATTTTGCATCGTCTCTAAGATTTTTAGCTAGAGCTCTACTGTTTGATGCTGCTTCTCCTGCTTTTTTGGCGAAAGCATCTAAAGGCCCTGTAGGTAGTATCTGACTGACAATAGGTGCTGCTAGTAATCCAAAGACTCCAATTAAACTTAATAAATTATCTTTTAAAAAATTAACTACAGGTATAACTACTTCAATTACGTTTACTTTAATGTCTTTCATCATATCATCAAATTCTTTAGCAAATTGTCCAAGAGCAAAAGCGTCTGGATCCATTATTTTTGCTATAGCTCCAAATTTTCTTTCTGCTTGGTCTAGTACTTCATTTGCTACTGCTTGTGATCTTTCAAACGCATTTAATTCATTTCTAGTTTTTCCTATAGCTAACGCATATTTTTCAGTAGCAGGTTCTAATCTTAATATGATACCTAATTCATCTAATAGTTCGGGTTCTGCTTTCGTCACACCTCTTATTAATCTGTTAAAGGAATCTGTTAAATCTCTACCAAGTGCTAAAGAAGCATTTTTTGCTGCTGCTCCTAATGCTGTTAACTGTCCTCTTGCAAGTCCAGACGCAATACCAATAGCTGTAGCTTGTGCAGCTTCTTTAAATGTTAGCA